AATAGGCAATTGTCTCAATCGGACATCGATAGTTTGTATAATGAAACTTCACCATCAACAGTAGATTATTTTGGTGATGGAAATGGAAAAGCATTATATAAATTAAACAATACACCCGATGATGAGAGTGGTTCTTATAATGCTACTTGGAATGGTACAGCAGCATATATTGATGAAGCAGCAAATGTTAAATATGACGGAACACCTACAAACGTAAACTTTTTAGGTATGGCATTCCAACCTGATTTCGTTTGGACAAAATCAAGAAGCCAACCATATAATCACAGTATTTACGATTCTGTTAGAGGAGTAAATAAGTTATTACAATCAAATACTCAGATAGCTGAATTTCCTGCAACAAATGCATTTAATTCTTTTGATTCAAATGGATTTACATTAGGAGCAAATGACAATTCTAATGTAAATGGAGAATCTTCTGTTGCTTGGTGTTGGAAAGCAGCTGACACTACTACAACAATAGCAGCTAATACAGTAGGTAATACAATAGCAAGTAATGTCAGGGCTAATCAAGATGCAGGGTTTAGTATTGTGAAGTACACAGGAACAACAAATGTAGGTACTGTTGCTCACGGGCTAAGTCAAGCTCCTGAAATGATTATTGTAAAAAATCTTGAAAATTCAGGGGCAGCAAGACATTGGGCAATATATCATAGTGGTGTTGATGCAAATCCTGAAAATTATTTTTTAAGATTTACAAACAACGCTAAATTTGATTTACCTATATGGAATGATACTGCACCAACATCAACTGTTTTTACGTTAGGGGATAACACACAAGCTGCGGATGCTAATGACCCTGACGACCATATCGCTTACTGCTTCCATTCAGTGGATTCTTATCAGCGAGTGTCCACCTATTCAGGAAGTGGTGTTTCGGGTAAAAGAGTTTATACTACTGATGATGGAACTGCTACAGGAAACGGAGGGTTTAGACCAAGATTTGTAATGTATAAACTTACATCATCAAGTGGACATAGTTGGGTTATGATAGATGATATTAGAAGCCCATCAAATCCTCGTAATAAATATTTACTTGCAGATTCACCAAGTCAAGAAGGAACTGCTAATGTTTTAAATTTTACTGATGATGGGTTTGAACTACTTTTAACTGATTTGGGAACAAATGCCCTTAACGAAACATACATCTATTTAGCAATAGCATAAAACAATAATTAAATAAAATGAATTTAATAAGAAAAATAAGCATAGGCCGCGATTACAAAAATGATGCAATGCACTATAGTGTAGGCCAAGAAGTTTACGGTGGCCATCAAATATGTGATATATTAGAAAGAGAAGAAAGTTATGTTGTATATATAAAAAAGAATAAAGAGGTTTTGCCTTGGAAATCTTTTAATAAAAACATGGCTATTAGTATTGAATTTAATTTAAATTATGAATAGTATATATTCTTTTATAATAAAACCTAAAGAAAAAAGATACAATAATACAAAAAAAGTACAAAATAAAAATCTAATACTTAACACATCAATAGAAGATCATAACTTTGTAAGTAGATCAGCTATTGTTATTTCAGTTCCAAAAGCGTTTAATACAAATATCAAACCAGGGGACGAAATAATAGTACATCACAATGTGTTTAGAAGATTTTATGACATACAGGGAAACGAAAAAAATAGCACGAATCATTTTAAAGAAAATTTATACTTCTGTTATTTAGATCAAATCTTTCTATACAAGCAAAATAACAATTGGAAAGCTACGGACGGTTTTTGCTTCGTACAGCCAATAAAAAAACAAATTGATACTATTATATCAGAAGATAATGAAGAGCCATTAAAAGGCTTAGTAACGTATTCAGATGGCGTGTATAGCAAAGATACGCTTGTAGGTTTTTCTCCTGATTCAGAATACGAGTTTATTATAGACAAAAAACGTCTTTACAGAGTGCCAATTAAATCTATTACTATTAAATATGACATCAAAGGAACAGAAGAATCGTATAATCCAATCTGGGTACAAAGCAGTTGAAGAACTTATAAAAGTTGCAGAAGAAGAAATTATTGTTGACGGAGGTGAAGATGAACTTGCTGCTGATAGATTAAAAAATGCTGCTGCAACAAAAAAGCTTGCAATATTTGACGCGTTTGAAATACTTAATAGAATAGACGCTGAAAAAGCAATGCTTGAAAACAAACCTATTAAAAAAGAAGAAAAATCGTTCGGTGGGTTTGCAGAAAAAAGATCTAAATAATGTACGAGCAAAAACTGTTAAAAATAGTTGAACCTATTAAATTAACCACGATAGATAGACTTAATAGAAGTAAATCTTGGAAATATGGTTATAATAAAGAACACGATGTTATTGTTATAAGCAGGACTGGGCAGATTGGCGAAATATATGAAATACAAAATTTAAAAATAGCATTGCCCAAAGCTGGTAAAGTAAATAAAGAAAACGATAGATGGGTTGCTAAAGATTATCCTAATGAATTAAAAAATATTAAAACTATTTTTGATTGGGAAAATTATCCTGAAGAATTTAAAAATAAATGGTTTGAATATATTGATACTGAATTTACGCGCCGCGAAAAAGGTTTTTGGTTTAACAACAAAAACGTTCCTACTTATATCACTGGCTCTCATTATATGTACTTGCAGTGGACCAAGATTGATGTTGGGAAGCCAGACTTCAGAGAGGCTAATAGATTGTTCTTCATTTTTTGGGAAGCATGCAAAGCGGACAAACGTTGTTATGGAATGTGTTATCTTAAAAACCGTAGATCCGGATTTAGTTTCATGTCTTCGAGTGAAACCGTCAATCAGGCTACAATTACTTCAGACTCACGCTTCGGGATATTGTCCAAATCTGGAGCTGATGCTAAGAAGATGTTTACCGATAAAGTCGTTCCGATATCACTCAATTTACCGTTCTTCTTTAAACCAATACAGGATGGAATGGATAGGCCGAAATCAGAACTCGCGTACAGGGTACCCGCGTCAAAGCTTACCAAAAAATCCATTACCTCGACCAATGAAGAAAAAATTCTTGAAGGGCTCGATACAACAATAGACTGGAAAAATACTGGAGATAACAGTTATGATGGTGAGAAGCTTAGGTTGTTAGTACATGATGAATCTGGCAAATGGGAAAAACCAGATAATATATTAAATAACTGGAGGGTAACAAAAACAACATTAAGATTAGGTAGTAGAATTATAGGTAAATGTATGATGGGTTCTACCTCAAACTCTTTAGATAAAGGTGGGGAAAACTTTAAAAAATTATACAAAGCATCAGATGTTACAAAACGAAATCGCAATGGACAGACTAGCTCGGGATTATATAGTTTGTTCATACCTATGGAATGGAACTACGAAGGATACATTGATTCTTATGGACACCCTGTATTTGATACACCAGAAAAACCCGTTATTGGAAACGATCAAGAGCCCATTGATATTGGAGTAATTGAGTTTTGGGAAAACGAAGCAGATGGTTTAAGAGATGACAAAAGCGGTTTAAATGAATTTTATAGACAATTCCCTAGAACAGAGGAACACGCTTTTAGAGATGAAAGCAAAAATAGTATATTTAATTTAGTTAAAATATACGAACAGATAGATTATAATGAAGGGGTTGTTTCATCAGGTGCTGTTGTAAAAGGAAATTTTCAATGGGAAAATGGAATTAAAGATACGAAAGTAATATTTTACCCGAATAAAGACGGAAGGTTTAATATTGCTTGGGTTCCAGGTTTAAATCTACAAAATCGTGTAATAATAAAGAATGGAGCCAAATACCCTGGTAATGAGCATGTAGGTGCTTTTGGGTGTGATTCTTATGATATATCGGGAACAACTGACGGAAAAGGATCAAAAGGCGCATTGCACGGGCTTACTAAATTTAGTATGGAAGATGCACCGCCTAACACGTTTTTTTTAGAATATATTGCTAGGCCACAAACTGCTGAAATATTTTTTGAAGATGTATTAATGTCATTAGTATTTTACGGCATGCCTATATTGGCTGAGAACAATAAACCGAGATTATTGTATTACTTAAAGCGAAGAGGTTATAGAGGATATTCAATGAATAGACCCGATAAGCTTTTGAATAAGCTTTCTGTTACTGAAAAAGAAATAGGTGGAATGCCTAACTCTTCTGAAGATATAAAACAAGTGCATGCAGCAGCAATAGAAACGTATATTGAAAAATATGTTGGAATGCAACAAGATGGTGGTAGTGGTAATATATATTTTAATACTACTTTAAACGACTGGTCAAAATTTAATATAAATAATAGAACAAAGTTTGATGCATCTATTAGTTCTGGTTTAGCTATTATAGCTTGTAACAAACATTCATACCAACCTAAAGTTACTACAAGTAAAAAGGTATTAGACTTTGGTTTTAAAAAATATAACAATCAAGGAGATACTTCAAAAATAATAAAATAAATGGTACAAACGCAAACAAAAGGTATATTTCCGAGCCAAGCGGTTTCAGATGCTGAAAAATCCAGTAATGAATATGGGCTAGAAATTTCTAGAGCAATTGAATCTGAATGGTTTAAAAGAGATTCCGGCACATCCCGTTATTTTGCTAATAGAGATAATTTCCATAGATTAAGATTGTACGCTAGAGGTGAACAGTCTATTCAAAAATATAAAGATGAATTATCTATTAATGGTGATTTATCTTATTTGAATTTAGATTGGAAGCCTGTACCAATTATTCCAAAGTTTGTAGATATAGTTGTAAATGGTATGTCTGAAAGAAGTTATGACATTAAAGCATATTCACAAGACCCAGCATCTATTAAAAAACGTAGTGATTATATAGAATCAATGCTACGTGATATGCAAACGAAAGAAATATCTGATCAAATACAACAGGAGCTAGGTATTGATGTTTATGAGAATGACAAGGAAAAGCTTCCTGAAACAGAAGAAGAACTTGAGCTGCACATGCAATTAGATTATAAACAATCTATTGAAATAGCAGAAGAAGAAGCTGTAAATAATGTGTTTGACTATAACAAATACGATTTAATAAGAAGAAGATTAAACTACGATGCTACCGTTATTGGTATGTCTTGTAGTAAAAATAGCTTTAACACTGCTGAGGGAATAAGTATTCAATATGTAGATCCTGCTGATATTGTGTATTCATATACCGAATCACCATATTTTGATGATATTTATTATGTAGGCGAAGTGCGAAGAGTCTCACTAGTTGATCTTAAAAAACAATATCCTGAATTAACTACGGAAGATTTAGAAGAAATTGAAAACAAAGGTAGCAACGCAATGTTGTATAATAAGTCCTACTCAGCTTCAGATGCTTCAGATAATTCTTTTGTTTATGTATTGTACTTTGAATATAAAACATTTAAGAATCAAGTTTATAAAATAAAAGATACATCTACTGGCGCTAGCAAAGCTATTAAAAAAGATGATACTTTTAATCCACCTAAAGATCAAAGAGCAAGATTTGAAAAAGTTTCAAGATCTATAGAGGTTATATACGAAGGTGCTAAAATCATTGGTCATAATAAATTGCTTAAATGGCAGTTAGCTGAAAATATGACTAGACCTAAAGCTGATACAACTAAAACACAATTTAGTTATAACATTGTAGCTCCTAGAATGTATAAAGGGGCAATTGAATCTTTAGTAAGCAGAATGACAACATTTGCTGATATGATTCAAATCACTCATTTAAAGCTGCAACAGGTTTTATCAAGAATGGTACCGGATGGAGTATTTTTAGATGCAGATGGTATTGCTGAAATTGATTTAGGCAATGGAACAAATTATAATCCGCAGGAAGCATTAAACATGTACTTCCAAACAGGTTCCGTTATTGGTAGATCAATGACTCAAGATGGAGAGTTTAATCACGGTAGAGTACCTATACAGGAATTACAAACATCAGGAGCTAATGCTAAAATATCTAGTTTAATAAATTCTTATAACTATTATTTGCAGATGATTCGTGATGTAACGGGTCTAAACGAAGCAAGAGATGGTAGTACTCCAGATAAAAACGCTTTAGTAGGTTTACAAAAAATAGCAGCAGCAAATTCAAATACTGCTACTAGACATATACTGCAAGCTGGATTATATTTAACTTTAAAAACAGCAGAAGCAGTTTCTTTAAGAATATCTGATGTTCTCGAGTATTCTAATACTAGAAATAATTTTATACAAAGTATTGGTAAATATAATGTTGGTATACTAAAAGATCTGGAGGATTTGCATTTGCATGATTTTGGTATATTTTTAGACTTAGCGCCAGACGAA